TCGCTGATTCTCGTGCTTTTTCTGATTTTAAGTCTTTAAGCTGCATGCGTTGAAGAAAGCTTTCAGAATAGAAGTACTTACCGTCTTCGGTAAAAACAAATAGCCCGAAGTCTTCAACTATTGATTTAACTTTTTCTGCTGAAACACGAAAATCAAAGGCTATAACGTTATAATCTCTGATACTCATGTAATCTGCAGAATCTCTTAAACGCTCAAGAATCGCAAAGTAAATACCGTAACCTTCCATGCCAAATTTCATCCGCACGGCGAGTATCTTCTCATCATTGCGGGCGTTACTGTCATGGCTGAAATAACTTGTATTTTTCATGTTTTAATATTTAAATTATTAAATAAAATAAGCCTTCTAACTTTTTAAGCATTATCATTATTAATTTCATTTTTTCGTTCGTTTAATAGCTTAATCAATCGCGGATAATCTTCATCTAAAATAATCCTTCCAAGTAATTTTGTCTTATACCAAGCACGTCCAATTTTGATATTGTTTTCATTACATACTTTTAGAACGACCCCTTCATTTTTTTCTATTTTTCTAATGCTTATATCATTTATAAACCACATGTTCGTATTTTTTTAATTATTAAAAAACTATTAATAAGGCAATGTCGGTGACGATTATTCGCTCCATAATCCTTGTATATGCCCGCAATTATCGCATTTAAATCCATAAACATCGCATTACAGGCAATACTGCTTTAGTCCTCCGAAGATGTGAGCTATTACATCAACAGTCCACCCGTTGCCCAACATTTTATATCGTTGAGAGTTGCTTACAATAGCTGTATAATTATCAGGCACAGTTTGTAATCTTTCACATTCAATCGGTGTTAATTTTCTGATGTAACCTTCAATCTCATATAGCCCAGTCTTTCCGCCAATTCCCCCAGAGTTTGCGTTTAGCGTTGCTGATTTGCCATCACTTGAATAAACTCTATTCCCTTGCGAAAAATTACGCTGTAATAGTTTCCCATTATCAAGCCAAAGTTTATGTGTTGGTTTCATTACACCACCCAAACAAACTAATCCAGAGTTTGAAGAATGTTTATCAACAGGTATAAATAACAAAGTATCTTTTGAAACAGTTGTCATAGCATTGCTTTTTTCAGTCCCATTTAGTTCATATTTCTGCACCACATTTCCATTTTCATCATATCTACCCCTTTGTGCTAATCCTAAACTTTGCAATCCATCTTCGGTAATATCTTTTAACAGAATACCTTTATCTTTTGGTAATCCAGCGACAGGAATGTTAGTCCAATAGTACCTCACTCTATTTTGTGCTGATACTAAATTTGAGTTTATCATTATTGGTTCAACACCTAAATAACTTGAAATAATGTCTTGATATTCTTTTTTCATTTTCACATTTTCAAGTAAAAAATACTTTGGTTTACATTCTTTTAATAGTCGCACAAATTCAAAAAATAATTTGCTTCGTGGGTCATCAAAATTTAGTTGTTTCCCTGCAAAAGAAAAGCCCTGACACGGTGAACCACCAATCAACAAATCAATTTTAGGCAAGTCCTGACCTTTTATATCTATAACACTTCCAAGTTGAATCGTGTCAGGGTAATTGTGTTGTGTTACTTTTATAGCGTGTTTATCAATCTCCGAAGCGTAATATTTATCGTAGGGAATTCCTGCCCTGTTGAGTGCAATCTGTCCGCAACTCATACCATCAAAAAGAGATAGTACATTAATCCCGTACTGCCTGTAATACGTGTTATGTGCCATTTTAAGACACCCACCTATGACACCTTTTACAAGCGATTTCTTTTGGATTATCGTTGTCAGGTATGTATTTTTTATGACCAACAATCTTGCACCAAAAAGGCAAAAAAGTATCTTCAAACATTAGTTTGCGTTGGTGCTTTATTACATACCAAAAACGGTCATAGTAATATTTTTTGTTGTCAGGATACTTTTTTGCTAATCGCAGTATCCAAAATAAATCGCAAGTTTCTCTTGATGCTCCCATTTTATTATTGATTTGTGAAAAACGACACATATGATTTTAGAATTTCTTTCCCATCGAATTCATTTGTTTTGTTTTCCATAGTTTTTAGTTTTTAAAAGTTAATATTTTACCAATTTTCGTTTTCATTTGTGTTTTTAACACTATTTTCTAAAGATTCAAAAATTTCAGCGCAGTAAGCTTCAATTTTTGTTTTTACATCGTTCCAAGCTCTATTATATTCATTTTTATATAATCCAGTTGTTTTATGCACTTCTGCAGTAGTTATGAGCCCGAAAGAATAACCGCTACCATAGTGCCTAAAATTAGTCATTTCAGCTTTGAATTTGTTGTCTTTGATATAAACTTTTATAGTGTATTCTATATGCCCTCCGTAGCTCAAAAGGTCGAGCCTTTTAGGTTTATAGAATAACACACCATTACCTATAATTATTCCAGCGTCCTTATCTGCCATCTGAATAACATCATTTGAGGTGTTATAGACGCTTGCAAACCAATCATTTATATTAATAAACAGATCGGTTTTGCTCATGCTATCAGCTTGAATGATTTTTGTAAAGCTCAAATTTTCTTGAGCTTTTAGTTCATTAATTACTCCGTTTAATAAAAACAAAGCAATTAAAAATTTTAATTTAATTTTTGGTGTTTTCATGGTTTTTTATTTTTAAGTTTTTAAATATAAGTTTAAATATAATCTATAGCAATAGCTCTTTCTAATTCATCAAATAATTCATTCATGATTTTATTTTTTTTCAAGTTAATACAATTTCTAAAGGTATATCATCTTCTACTTTTTTTAATACTATAAAATAATTATCATCTATTTCAAGCTGAAAATTTTCTTTTTTAATTAATTCTATTACGAATCTTTTGGGGAAATTTTCTAAGCATCCTTGTAATCGTATTTTATCAGTAATATCAATACAATAAAAATTATCTGGATATCTATCTGCTACTTCTTTAGCTTTAATAATCTTATTTTGTATATTCCACATTTTAAATTTATTTTATTTCTTCTCACTTTGTCCAAAATTCATCTATCGTAACACTGGCTTTTATTGCTACATTATTTAAAAATAATAATCCAACTTTTTCCATAATATTTTTTAAATCATTAGCTACATCATTAGATATTTCTTCTTTGCCTTCAAATAATAGTTCATCATGTACAGTAAATAATATGCGACAGTCTAAGTTATTATTTTTTATATATTTTCCACATTCTATAATAGCTTTCTTTATCATACTTGCTCCTGAAGATTGAATAGGAAAATTACAAGCTTGTTTCTCAGCTTCATATAATTCCATTTCTTTATTTAGTAATTGATGAAAAAATTTCATTCTATTTGTATAAGAATGATCTCTTACCGTGTAATCTTCTTTTAATGCTTTCTTTATATTTTCTTGATATTTATTAAATTCACTTAATTTCTCCATTAAGGCATTATATACTTCTAAAGCGGTTTTATTATCTATACTGAGAACTTCACTTATTCTTTTTGCTCCTGCTCCATAAAATAATCCAAAAACCACTCTTTTATGTTTTGTTCTTATTTCTTTATTTATTACAAAACTTGGATCTTTGGTTATTATCCTGTAACTTATGGTAGCTAACTCTGTGTGTAAATCTATATTATTATTACATGCTGCTAATAATAATGGATCTTGTGATTGCGATGCAGCTAAAGTTATTTCTTGTTGAGAATAATCTATAGTTATTATTTTATAACCCGGTCTTGATATAAAACAATGTCTTAAATCATTATCTGCCGGTATATTTTGTAAATTTACTCCTTCATTTTTACTATAACTTTTTGAAGATATTCTTCCTGTATCTGTGCTACACTGCGATATATTGCTGTGTAATCTTTTTGTTGTTTTATTTATACTATTTAAAAATGAATCACCATATGTAGATACAAATTTACTATATTTTCTGTATTTTAGTAATAATTCAATTAAATCCTTTGTTTTATGTTGTGGATTGTCTAATATAAATTTTTGTAACAATTCACTTTTTGTGGATTCTATATAAACTCCTAACTTGTTTAATATTTTTAACATTTGATTAGGAGAAGATATATCCACTTTGTTTACTAAATTTCTGTCATGATCTTCATCTGAAAATAATTCTAATTGATTTATATCATGCTTCGAATTTATTGTATTTTTATCTATAATCTTAAAATTGCTTTGTAATTTGTACAATTCATCTTTAATTTTATCACTTATTTCTTTTAAGTTATTTTTATTTATTTCTATATATTTGTTCCATTTATCCTCATCTACCAATAATCCTGTTAATTCCATATCTCCTAAGTATGGTATTAACTCCATTTCTAATCTTATAGTTTCTGTTAAATTTAATTTTAAAGACATTTCTTCTTGTCTTTTTTTCAGCTTTTTTAAATATTTTATATCATTAGCTGCATAAATTATTTGCGATTCATTTAATAAATTGTTTCTTACAAATGTTTCTCTTTCAGTCTTATCCAAAATTATATTGAAATGTCTAAATAATAAATCTTTTAAGTTATGTTTTATATTAAATCCGTTATAATTTACTTGACTTGCTATATATGTACAATATAAATTGTTTAATGATATGCCTAAATGATATTTTATAAATATATAATCAAATTTTGCATTATGCATTATAAATAATTTGTCTTGTAAATTACTTAATATATATTTACAACTTTCTTTTTTTGTTTCTATATCTATTACAAATTGATTATCACTATCTCCTAGTGTTAATAATAATAGTTTATCATTAAAAGGTACTAAGCCTTCTGTTTCTGTATCTAAGCATATCTCTTCTTTGTCTTTTAAATAATCTAATATGCTTTCTTCGTCTGTGACTTGAATACTATCAGAAACTATTTTTTCATTAGATAATAAATTTACCATAAGATCATTTTTGCAAAGATACAAAAAATTGAGAAGACTAGATATTTCTATCTAATCCTCTCAATTTATTTTATGGTAAATTTATTATCTAATGTTATAAGCTGTTTAATACAGTTTTGGTTTCCCTTGATCCAAACTGTTGATCTATCTCATTCTGATTTAACTCATTCTGATGTAAAGACCTTCCAGCTACAGTATTGTCTGCAATTATATAAACATCTTCTTCTGGAGAATCTTTATCAACAACCAGACAACGTCTATAGATCGGATGACCCATATAAGTTAATACTTCACCCGTGGTAGGATTAATTTTAGGATTTTGTGTCTCCCAAGATTTTTCCAATGATTCCTGAATCACTAACTTCATGTTAAATGAATCAGGTACTCCTTCATCTGGTCTTAAATTATACTCATCTACGACTCTTTCTAAATCGCTTAAAGTACCATTTAAATATCCTACTCTTTTTTCAACAGTAACGAAGTTTCCTCTAAATAACAAAACTTCTTGTCTTAACCCAATCGATCCGAACTTTGGTTGATTTTCTTCATCAAGTAATCTTTGATTTACATTGATGATACCTGCAATGTTGTCTTCTGTGATCGCAGGTTGTACTCTAATTTTTCCCATTTTTTTTGAAATTTTAGGAGTTTTTTAATATTAAAGTTCCTCGGCTTCTTTCTGGATTTTTTTCCATAATTCTCTCGCCTCGGAATCTATCTTTCTAATTTTTTCTTTTAATACTTTTGCTCTTTTTATATCTCTTTCTTTTATGGCTAAATTTAGCCTTTCTTCTAGCTTTTCTTTTTCTTCAAATAAGGCATCAACTAAAGGTCGATGCATATTTCTATATAGATTCGCTTTTTCTGAAGTATTCATTTATCCCTCCTCTTCTTTATTTGTTTCTATTGATTCTAGATTTAGCCTTTCTTCTAGCTTTTCTTTTTCTTCAAATAAGGCATCAACTGCTCTTTTTATATCTCTTTCTGTTATGGCTAATACTCCAGCAGAATCTTGTACTCCAGTAAAATCTTGAATTTGTACTTCAAGATATTTTACTGCATTGTGCTCATTCAAAGATTTTTGTACTCTGTGTATGCCAAAATCAAATCTATTCTTTGACGGTTCTATTTCAATTTTGACATCTTTATCTATTAAAAAGTAACTATAGAACTTGTGCATATACTTTATTCTATTGTTACCTTTTAAAGATATCTCTGATACTCTATCTAACCAGATAAATACCCATTTTTTTGATGTTTTCCACATCTTAAATCCTGGGTTTATCTTTACCGCAGTAATGAAATAATCATTAGGCTCTATACCTAATTCACGATCTCCTGAGTTCTGAACTAATATTCC